TTTTTGCTGCTTTTCTTCTACGCATTTTTTTTGTTTTTAATTATTGTGAAGGTTTTTAAAAATATTTTTTTAATTGTTTTGAGTGCGTTTTTAATTCAGCAATCAATTTTTTTATTTCAGATATTCGAACTTTTATAATTTGAATATTAGCTGGAAAACCTTTATTAGATTTTAAAGCAAAATACCAATTTTGTAAATATTTTTCTTGCTTTGCAATTTCGTTAATAGTATCATTATACTTTTTAATTATTTCTTGGTTTTGTAATTTTTTAGTATTACTAATTCCGCTTACAACTCTAATATTAACATTATGGCTTTTAGTATCTTTATGTAAACCAGCTACTCTACGAGTGTGCGCTTTTACTTTACCATACTTTGTATGCTTTTTCTTTGCAACTTTTTTAGGTGCTGCCTTTTTTACAACTTTTTTAGCCGCTTTTTTAGGTGCTGCCTTCTTTACAACTTTTTTAGCCGCCTTTTTAGGTGCTGCCTTCTTTGTTGCTTTCTTTTTAGGGGCCGCGCCTACTTTTTTACCGTAAACATGGGCAAACGCTTCTTTTAAAGAAACGCCAGTTTTTTGTCTGTATGCAATAGCTTTTTTAAATTTTGCCTTTGCTGCTGTTTGTGCTGCCGTCATTATTTTTTCATTTTTGAAAGTGCGAAAATACCAGCGCCAACAATAGCCAGTGTAACTAATATATTCATTCCAGCTTTTTGCGTTCCTGGTGTTTGTGGCTTATAATTAATTTCTTCTTTTGTAAAATAAGATTTATTTAAAAAATTATTTTGTAGATCGGGCCTTTGCATTAAAAATCTATTCCTATAATTATCTAAATAAGTATTCCAATATGATTTATCTTCAGGCTTTAATTCAATATAATCATTAGGATAATTTTGACGATACCAAAATAACATTTCGTTTACGTCAACATCAGCCGCCTTTGCATTTTGTTGGCTTACAGCTATTACATTAGCTAATCTTGATCTAGCGTCTTGTTTTGCTATTTCAGGCTTTATTGCGCTAATTCTGTCCCTAGCTTCACCAGCAGGCCTTTGAGATATATTTCTAATAAAAGTTATAATACCAGGTAAAGCAGCAACAGCGGCCGATACCATAGCTGCAATAGGTTTAGCAGCTGCAACCGCAACTACTGGAACTACTCCAATATTTCTTCTATTATAATACATTCTGTTATTCATACCGCACTTATTGCAGATATAAGGGTTGTTACCGCCTTTGGCTAAATTCCATTTCCAGCCGCACCCTTTACATCTTATTATCATTTCTTTTTTCTAAATATTAAAAACGCTGCTAGTGCCGCGCCACCAATTAACAAAATAGTGTTAGTGTTAATTCCTGGGCTTTGCATTTGTTGCTGTTGACGCATACTTGGTAAACCCTGGTCAAATTGCTGAGATTGATTCATTGAATCTCTGCGTGAAGCAGTAATAATTTCAGGTGCTGTAGTTACTAAACTACTAAAGGCATTTTGCCAGTCAAACTCACCAATACCATTAACGCTAGGCAAATCTTGAAGCGCAACAGTAACTTTATTAATTGCAACCTTATATTGCAATTCTTTACTAGATCCTGGGGTAATTACGCCAGCTTGCAAAAGCCTATCACGATCCCTTACCAGTTTATCCCTATACGCTTCCATTTCTGCGCGTTTATCGGTTGCTGTATAACCAACTCCGCTTAAAGCAATTAGTGCCATTTTTATTTTTTTATCTTTATAAAAACTAGGTTGTCTTTTCCCATTAAATCTATTCAATACTGGATCAATCCAAATTTCTTTTTTTGTTCCTGGGTACATAACAGCAAAAACGTGCTGCGGCTCTCTAGAACTATCTTTATATCCCGCAAATCTAAACGCTAAAGGTACTTGAAAAATACCTTTTCGGTTTAAACTATCTAACACGCCATTTGCAAAAAGCGCGTAACTTTTGCAATCCCCTGGCATAGCTACAATGGCGCTTGGGCTTCTTAAAGTTTGGTTTTTATTACTTTCAATGTAGTAGGGTACATTTGATTTCAAAAAATTCCAAATATTTCGGGCCGTTTCAAGTTCACTTTCACCCACAAAATAATCACTTATTTTGTCATATTCGTCTTGCCATTGGTAGTGCGTTTGCAAAATACCGTCTATTATATCCGATACCGTTTGATCCGTACTAACTACCCTTTTATAGTTCTGGAAAGGTGCCAGCTTTTGTAAAACTGCACTTTTAGAAACCATTAAAACTATATTTTATATCAAAAGGCAAAGTTACGCCGTCAACCTGGGCTGTCCCAGCTAAACGAAAATCAGCCTTTTTTTGCTTAATTAATTCTCTAATTGCAACTATTGCACCTTCTAAAGTAGTTACAGCCGTTAACGGCAAAATAGCCTGGCTATTTGCCATTATAACGGTTCTATTGTTATAAAATACATCAGCTACCTTTAAACCACTAGCCAAATATAATTGCGCTCTTAAATTAGATAATTCTGTACGAAATGCAGTCGGGTTATAAATAGTTACTTCAATGTTAATTTGTGGATCTAAAATTGATCCACCCAGGCCCAGCCTAGAAATAACGAAGCTAACGCCCTTTGAAAAGCGATACTTGCTGTAAATCCAGTAAACTGCTGCTGCACCAACTAGGGCTGCCAGCCATTTTTTTTCTGCCATACCTTACAAAGATACGAAAATTACCTGAAATTACCTGAAAAAAACTTTTTTTTAAAAAATGTGTGTGTTGGTTAAACTTTTAGTTTAAAATTTCTTATTTTTGTGCCTGGGGGCAAAAAATAAAAATTAAACCACCTATTTTAAACCAATTAAACTGGTTTAAATTATTTTCTTTTCACCTTTAATTAAACCACTATTTAAACCAGTAGATAGTAGGCACAAAAAAACCAGCGCTAGGCTGGTCTTTTGGCGGCGTGCTGGGTTGCTGCTGTTTTTAATTGTTCAACCAGACGCGGCAATAAAATCGTTTCGTTTTTTTCTCGTATAAATTTACATAATGTCCACCAACTTTGCGGGCAAATTCAATAAAGTTTTCAACTCGGTTTATATTTCTGTATTTTTTTGGGGTAATATCTTTGTGATCCTCAAAAAAAATAATTGCTGTGTAATATTCCATTTTTATATATCTTTGTAGTGAAAGGAAAATAAGCAGTTAATTAGGGTTAATTGTTTTGTCCAGGCGGTCAAATTTTTGGCCGCTTTTTTTTGCAATTAACTTTAAAAACTCTACGTCCTCGGGCTGTAATAAAACGCCGTTGTACTCTATACGCCAATTAGCGCCCTTCTTTACAAGTTTAAATTGTTTGTGCATTAACATATAAGCTATAAATCTTTTAGTATCTTTTTTCATATAAGTTTGCTTCGTTTTTATAAATAAATTTTTTGTCAATCCAAATTTTGCAAAGTTGTTTGGCCCAGTTTGTACCCTTTGCGTTTTGTTCTTGTATATCTGCAATTAAATCTTTGTAAGCAATAGGGCCGTAAATAAGCTGGTTTATTAAATTTTTGTGGTCTAGTTCTGTAAATTGTTTTGGGTGTTTAATACCTTCCTTTTTGCTTTCACCTTCGTTTGCTATCTGTTGCCAGTTGCCCGCAATATTCATTAAAACAACTGGTTCAAAATCTTCACTAGAACGTAAAAATCTAGGCTGTAAAGTAAAGGTCTTTTTTTCTTTATCTTTTATAATTTCTAGCGTGCTAGAAGCCCAGCGATCACAATTTGAACCTAAGTGTCCTAAAGTTTGCGCGCCCAGGCCTTTGCCCTGGTGAAGCACGCCTACAAATAGACAGTTGTAAATCTTAGTTAGCTTTTTAAACCAGTTCACTAGCTTTCGGCTTTCAACTTCGCTGTTATAATCAAAAATAAGATCCAAAAGGCCGTCAATTATAATTATCGGGCAATCCTGGTTATTTTCTAAATAATTAACAATTAAGGCCCTAATTTCAGCTGGGCCGTCCTCGCGTACAGTAAAGCAATCGGCCCAGGCTGGTAAATTGTTTAAATTACTAAAATGTTTTATTTTATTAACTTGTCGATAAAAATCAAAATCGCTGCTTTCAGTATCAAAATAGGCTATTTTTCGCCGTCCTTCAGGGAAATGTACTTTCATACCAAATACATCACCTGGTTGAAATGCTGAAGCTATTACGGCTGCTAAAAAAGTACTTTTGCCCGCCTTTGGCAATCCACTAAAGACGATAAAATTTTGGATAGTTCCAATAGGCTTATCATCAATAGTGAATATTACCTGGCTTGGGGGGGGTATAAAATCGGGCTTGTATTTTCTTAGTGCTAATTTTTCTTCTAAAGTTAATTTGTTTTGTCCGTCTGTCATTAGATCCGTTGTAAAAAAGCGGTTAATATCGCTGCTATTGTTAGGGCAATTACAGCTTGCTGGTTATTAGTTAATTGAAATAACTGGGTTAGCTTCTTTTTCATTTTCTATTTTTTCTAGGGTTAAAAAATATTCATTTGCTAATATTTCGCACTCTCTTAAAAGTGTTGACAGTCCTATTTTACTATGATTATTTTGCATTTCTTTTGCACAAAGGATCTGCAATAAAACGTGTTCATATTTTGTTAGGCCTGGTATCGGTGCAACTAGGCGGCCGAATTGATCTTGGACTGGCATAACTGGAAAAGCTGGTGAGTTTTTATCTACTTTCATTTGTCTAGTTTTTATAGTTCGTTGTTAGGTTGTTTTTCTGTAAATTCCTTTACTGCAATAGATAGGTATTTGTTGTTAGCTTTGCTAACCTTTACCCAGCCAGCAATTTCAAATAGTTTGCCGTGTGCTTTGAAGTAGCCCTGGTAGTCAGGTTGCTTTTCGTTTTTTTTGTTTTCTACTTTGTTCATGGATCCGAATCCGTCTGCTAGGTCTTTTAAATACTCGTTCATTTTGTTGGTTTTAATAAGTGATAAATTTTAAATAAGTAAAAAAGTATAACGGCGCCGCTATATGTTAATAAACATACTGGTACGCTAATTGCTACAAAAAAAAATATTGCGGCAAATCTTATTATTTTTCTTCGCATTGAAAACTATTTTCTAATCTTTTGATTTCAAACTGGTAATGTTCCAGGGCCGCGTCTATTAGGATCCTTACTTCAAAAGAAAGATCGAAGGGCAAATAGTTTTCATTTAACGATAAAAACTTACCACTACTAGAATAGAAAAAAAATGTACATTGTTCGTACGGTGATAATGCGCGTAATGCTTCTAGGCGCAAAATTTTGTGTTGTAAGCTGGCTATTTCGCCCAGGATCTTACTGTCGGTTTTAAGTTGCATATATTAGGGTTTTGTTTGTCTTTGGTAAAATTATAGTAAAAACGTTTAAACTACCAAATTTATTTTTATAGGGGCATAAAAAAGCCCAGTATTGATATACCAGGCTTCCTTTTTGTACTAGACCATTAATCTACTTAAACCAACTCTTGCTTCTTATGCTAAAAATAGTGCTTTTTCTTCACTTCTACGCCTTACTAGGCCAGGTAATACAACTTTTTGCCCGTTTACCGTTCCTTTATTCCAGCGGTCAAATTGGGCCGCTACTTCGCTTTTAGGCGCGCCGCTATTTAACAACCTTAATAAAGTACTAGATCTAAAGGCCCCGATACCTACGTTATAAACAAAACTTGTTAGACTATCTAACTGGTTCCTATTTATAGGTACTTTTACCAGGGCTTTAATTTGTGGGGCAATAGTTTTAGTTTCTTTTCTTAACCATTCTAGGGCTTTTGCCTGGGTTATACTATCACCTATTTGTACTTTACGCTTTGCGTCGTAATTATAAGTAGATCCGTACCCAATAGTAGGTATTCCTACTGGATCAATATAAGCGTTTAAATATTTATTAATATCGTCGGCTTCAAATCTTTTGATTAGTTCTTCTGCCTTTGCTCCTACTGCCATTGTGGTACTTAATAAGATTAATACAACTGCGCTTACAACTAATAATTTTTTAGTTTGCGAAGTCATTTAAGGTCTATTGTTTAAATTAATGTCTGCGTCCTTTGCTGCAAATAAGCCCAGGCCGCTTAATATAGCGGTAATACCAGTTGGCACGTCGCCTTTTAATACGGTTGCTAGGCCACTAATTACAGCACCTAGTCCGAATAAACTTGTTTTCCAATTCTTAAACATATTGTTACATTTTAGTTACAAAATCAAGTTTTGTTTCAATGCGCGCTAGCCTATCCAATATTTCTGTATTGGTATTGTTGTGCCTAGATAGATCCCTTTCAATTTTATCTAACCTATTTTTGGTTGTAAAATAAAACCCACCGCCAGCGGCTACAAATAAACAAATACTAAATAACAGATCCGTCGCCATTTTCTTCTTTTAATATTTCACGCGCTATTGCATTGTAAGCGTCGGCCGCTGTCATGGCTGCCGTTAAGTTTTCAAATAAACCGCTTTTGCTAGCTGCGTCTAAAATTTGTTTCAAGATTGCAAGTGCTTGTTTAGTTTCCATTGGTTTTTGTATTTTAAAGATTAATTAAGCTAGTGTAATATTAAGCTGCGTTGCTGCCCATTCGTAGGCTGCCTGGTTAACGTCTGTAGTAGATCCCCATACGTCATAATCAGGCTCATCTATTGTTAAATTGCCGTCTGCTAGTTTAGCCGCGTCTGCATCTAATAACTGCCAGTAAAAAGTAGCGCTATTTGATAAATTATCATTAATGATAATTAAATTAAAAAGCGTTGCTGTTGCTTGTTGTCCGTTTACCCAAAGGGTTATTGGTTGAATTTGTTTCATATTATTTTATTTAAGGTACTATTGTTAAAATTCCTAAATTGCTATATATGTCGCCGCTTGATAAACCAGCTGCGCTTGTTGGTAAACCAACTATTCTTAATTTTGATGCTCCATTAGTAGTAGTTCCAATTAATAAATAACCTAAATCTGACAATCTCATTTTTTCACTATCACCAGAATTAAAACATAAATCTCCTCCTGAATTTCTACTATAAATTGCAGTTTTAAATGAACCAATACCATTAAACCCTATTCCTTCATTTGAAGGTGTAAAAAAACTATTTGAAAATACATAAGTAGAAATACTAGCTGTTCCATTAACTTGTAACTTTTGCCCCGCGTCCGTTGTTGTGCCAATAAGTAGGTTTGCAGCAGCCGTTAACGTCATAGCTGGATTATAAGATATTGCTGTATCTGCTGTTCCAGCTGGTGCAACATTCCATTGATGTACACTTGTGCCAGCAGATAATAAATATAATTGTGATGATAACCCTGAAGCACGATAATAATGTGTAGCACCTATTGCATACGCGTTAGTAGACAATGCTAAACGTAAACTTCCGTTAATTCCGCTATATGGATCACCACCTATATCAATAGATCTGTTTCCACCACTCCATGCACCAGGTAATGTTCCTATTCCTAAATTTGCAGTACTATTAAGCGTTAATCTTACTACTCCACTTTCATTATATACTTGAAATGGCGTTGATACGTCCGCACCAATAAATCCTCTACTAACTCCAGCCGTTTTTAATTCAAGTAATGCTGGCGTTCCAGTAGCTCTATTTAAACTTAATGAAAGATCATTTGTTGAAATAGAAACAAGATTATTATATGTAGTTGCACCAGTTATTAAAACAGATCCGTTAACTTGTAACTTTTGACCGTTATCTGTTGTAGTTCCAATTAAAAAGTTTCGTGCTGGGCTTATTCTAGCTGCTTCTATTACAAAGTTTGCTACTGTATCGTGGATACCAAATAGCATTGGACTTGGTGCTGCTTTAGAAGCATTAAAAATACAAAAATCACGATTAACACTACCCTGGATAAAATCGTTTGCACCAGTTGACATAGCTATACCAACTTGTCTTTGTTCGGTGCCGTCATTTATTCTAAAACCTGGTGCATCAGTTCCAATAAGGATAATTCCATTATCCCTAGCTGTAGCAACTACAACTAGCTTGCCGCTACTTGTTTGTTGTGGGCCTATAAAAGTTTGACCAGTATTTTTTACTGTAAATCTTGATGCGCTGTTAACTACATCAAATAAACCAAAATCATTTGCACCAGTGTTATAAAATGATCCTATACGCCATAAACCTACGCCGTTATTTATAAAAGCTATTCTATTATCATTTGTTGCGACTGCTTGCTCTAATTGTACAACTGTATTTTGATCGTGCTTAACATCTAAAGCTGTACCAGGTGTAACAGTACCAACCCCCAAATGTCCGTTAACATTATCCCAAAATAAATTGTTAGATCCAGTAATTGTACTAGCTGCGTTCCAAAAAGCAACTTGACCAGCGGCACCACTACCAGTTACGGTTCCAGCACCAGGGCCACCTATTAAATCCCAGCTAGTACCGTTATCGCGGTATAACTCAAATGTATTTGTAGATACAAAGATCCTACCAATAAAACCAGCTGCGGGCCTATTGGCTAACGTATCAGCGTAAAACGCTGGCGTCTGTCTTTGGTTTAATATGGATAAATCTATTTGTGGCATTATGAAATATAATTTTTCTTAACAGTTACTAGGTTATTAAAACCCCCTGAATTAATAAAGTTAGCAAAAAAGCGGCGCGTTGTAAACTCGCCCTGGTTTCCCTCAATTTGTAAACTTTGATTTTGTTGCAGCGTTACGCTTTCAATCTGTACGGCATTGGATCCGTAATTAATAAATAAAATACTATTACAGTCGCTTGTAACGTATCCGCTTACGTCATACGTTGTAAAGTTTATGTCGTATTTTATAATTTCTGCTCCAACTTTATAATCTGCCATTATTTTTTTATTAAAGGTGAAAAGAAAATTAAATAGTGTAAGGCACGCCAGGTCTTCTAACTGCTCCTAATCTATCAACATAAAAATTTTGGTATATATCTGCATCATAAACAAATTTACCGCCACCGTCATATTCCAATGGCGCACCGCCACCACTAGGGCCACCTGGGCCAATAGGCTGCATAGGTTCAACTGGTTGCGTTACTGGCAAATAAATATTTGTATCAGGCTGACTAAAATCTCTTATTTGATCTACTATTGAAGCGCTATCAGTTTCAATTCTAGGCTGGGTTAGCATAGTTGTAGGTCTTGACGGCTCTACTGGTTGCGTAACTTGTACTCCAGGTTTTTTTCTCATGAAAAAATACCAATAAGCTGCTCCAGCTGCTAATAATAACAGTATTGTGTTATCTTCCTTTTTTTTAGTGTTTTTATTTCTCATATTTCAAACATTGATTTTTCTTCGTCGCTTAATAAATCAGCTGGATCCGTAATAAATTCGCCTTTATCTAATGGCCCTATTTCAACAGATCCTCGCCTTTTTGGTTTTTTAGTAGCCGCATAAACAATTACGCCAGCTAATAAAAGTAATATCAATAAACTGCCCTTTTGTTTCATTTAATAGTTTTTTAAACCGTTAACGTATTTTATTAACTGGTTTACCTGGTCTGCACTAAATCGATCCGCGGGCCAACTTAATGCGTTTCCACCTTGCAACCAATTTAGTAGATCTTTACCTTTTACCTGGTTAAAACGATCTGCTAAATAACTTACCTGGCTTTTTGTTTTTAATTGCTTAAAAACGCCTAAAACAGCATCAAAATCGTCTGTAATATATCCAGGTGCGTTCCAAATAGTATTGATATATCTATTTGTATCTGCAACAGTAAGGATCGTTGCGCCACCTTTACGCCAAAAATTCGGGTTCCATGGGCTTTGTGGGTTGCTTGTTTGTTTCTGTACTTCAATTTCTGCTTCACTTTGCGAAAGTCCCACGCTTTCCAATAATGGCTTAATTACTTTAGTATAACCAAAATAAATAACTACTAGGCCAATAATTAAATTGCTATTGTCTTTTAAAAAATTACTTTTGGCCATTATAACATAAATAACAATGAAGAAAGTTTTGCGTTACTCATTTGATCTAATTTTCTCAAATGATCAATAGAAACGCCTTTGCTCATTAATGATCTTAAAATTTCTGTTGCTTCTGCTTCGTCGTCTATTCCCGCAATAGCTGTTGGGGTGCCGCCTTTTGTTATCATTCCGCTAACTAAAGACATTACGCCAGCAATCAATGCTTCTTGCAACTGTGGGTTGCTCAACATTTGATCAAAAGGCCCTTTTGGTGCTTCTTCTTCTTCTTCTTCAATTTCATCTAGGGCCTCAATGGCTGCTAATCTGCTTTGCATTAAAGCGTTTTGCTCAATTAGTTTTTCCAATAACATTTCTGTACGCGGGCTACCGACGCCAGCCATTTGTTGCATTGGCAAAAATGATTGTGGTCTGTTTAGCTGAAAAGAAATACTGGTAAGAACTGGATTTTCTTTTTTCTTGCCCCTACCAGTACTTCCCTCGCTAATAACTTGTATTAAATACGGGTTGTAGTTTTCTATATTATTGCGAAGCTGTGTTAAGGCGTTTACAAGTTCCTGGCGTCCAATTTCTTTTTCGCCAATAAAATTGTATCGCAAATATTGTGCTGTCGGGTTAACGCCAGCAAATATTTTATATTCGCTACCTTCTGCTGCATCATAAAAATTTATGACTTCATCAATGGTAAATATTTCGGGCCTAAAAGCTGCCATAATATAAAAATTTTACAAGTAGTAATAAACGCCAAAACTATACGCTACGTTAGTAGTTGCTAGTGCTGTTGGCAAAGATACAAAGGATTTTGTCCAGCTAATATCAATATCATTCATACTAGGCAAATCAAATATAAAAGGTGTGGTACCTTCCTGAATATTGTTTAAGCCTACCAATGGGATATTATATATTAATTGAAGATCACCCTGGTACAAAGTTAAAAATGACTTCTTAGCATCTGCAACTGTAACTGGTGTTGATCCAGTTAAAGGCGTCGCACTAATTGCGCCAGCAATATAAACTTGTACCGCTTCAATCTTTGCGTTTCTTAATTGTGGTAAGTCTGGGAAATAAAATCGTGTTAGTGTAGATCCACTAGGTACGTTAATTTCAACTGCTTCAAACCGTTTGATACGCATATCTTAAAATTAATTAATTAAAAAAAGTGAGGGTAATGTCCGACCCTCGGCGGCGGCGTTTAAGGCCCGCCAGGCACATATTGTTAATACTATTTAACAGTAGTAACGTTTTGACATAAGATACCGCGTTGAACAACAGCAATAAAGCTGTTTGCTAATACAGACGCTGGCGCACCATTTGCAGTTAACTGGAAATTGATGTTTGCCGCACCGTTCATTACGATACCTGGCTCAACTGGATAAAAAGCATCACTGCTAGCATCAAATTGATCTACTGGGAAAATTGTTTGTGCAGTAATACCCACGCCGCCCTGTGTTTGTGGCACAAAGTAGTGACGTAAAACGTCCCACGCTGGTAATACTTGCTCATTATTGATTGTTAAATTCAAATAACCGTTATAAATACTCCAAAGATCATCATCTGTAGCTGAAGTAAATACAGTACTATTTGGGTAGCTATAAAGTTTTGCAGCTGTATTAGTTGCAGCACCTACGCCAATTAATACTGAAATTTCAGTAGTGATAAAAATATCTTGTAAGTTTAGACGCTTCTCATTTACTCGGCTTGCACCGTTTTGAGTGTCGTTTACAAGTACTGGAATATGATAATTTGCAATAGAAGTGCTTAGAGCTACTTCACTGCGTAAATATGATTGCGTCAATTTAGCGTGTTCTACTGAATAACCTAAACTGCGCACAAGGGTTTTTGCATTTTCAAAAACCATACGGCTGCCCATTTGTGTTGCCATTTTTATTCGTTTTTTTTCTTTTTAAAAATAAAGGTGAAAGGAAAATAAATTAACAGCCTTCTTCGTCCAGGCCAGCTATTGACGGCGTCATGTAGCTTTTGTCAACTAATCCTTCGCGGTTGTAATAAGCTGCAACTGCTGGTAGCTTGTAATCAACATTACTAGCAAACGCACCAATTCCGTTTAATACTCCAAAAGATTGTACAAGTTTAAGACCACCTACAGCGATCATACCAGCTGCTAGACCTTGTCCCGCTGCTCCTTTTACAAATCTTGGCAAAAATAGACCTACTGCAACTGGTACAGCTGCTTTGATCTTATCATTTGTTGCTGCTGGTAAAAACTTACCAACTAATTGTGCTGCTGCTGCGCCCGCTACTGTATAAAGTACGGTTGACGCTGCGCCGCCTACTTGACCCATACCAGACATACGACGACGTCTAGGGGCTTTTTTTGCTGCTTTTCTTCTACGCATTTTTTTTGTTTTTAATTATTGTGAAGGTTTTTAAAAATATTTTTTTAATTGTTTTGAGTGCGTTTTTAATTCAGCAATCAATTTTTTTATTTCAGATATTCG